TCGTATCCGTTGCTTTTAACTGAGTATTGATCCATTTATCGCAGTTTATACACAAAGGTACAAGTTATCTTAGCGCGTAATTTCCTTACCCTTGCGGAAGAAAACCTTGTCGTTGAAGTCCACCTTCTTGACCTGCTTTACTTGTTTTTGTGCTGCGAGAAGCGCTAATCCAGACGAAATCGTCAAGTCAAACTTGGTTCGATCGTCAATCTTAAAGTTAATCCAGTCCTCCAGTGTTCGGTTAAAATACATACGCCCGAAATGACCGGTCTCGTTATTTATACCTACGTGGTCGTGGATGTACGCCTCAATTGCTTGAGCGTGAGCTTGGATTACGTCCTGACTGTTTGATGGGATACCTTTAGTTTTTACGCTAGTCTTCATCGCAGTCGTTGCTAAATGTGCGGGACGATCCATTAAATATTCATCGTACCCTCTCGACTCAAAGTACCGGGCGATCCCATACTTGTTGTTTTCTATCAGCACAGGGTACCCGTAAAAAACAGCAGCCATCAGGACATCCTCGTAGAAAATCTTTGCAAGTGGCGGACGGCTAGCGTATTCCGCAACGAACATATTCGCCGGATGCTCCATCGAAAACTTGTTGTAGATGTGACAAGCTCCCTTCGATGCCCGGTTGTCGACCGTGGCATCAAGGTCGTAGGAGTCAACTCCCATTACGCCAAACGCAGAATTAGGAGCTACTAGCTTGTTGTTCTCGGTCTTTCGTTTGTTTCGAATGTCTGGAGGAGCAAGCCAAGCTACTCTCCAGCGCCCGTTTGGGTCGGGCGCAAATACAACCTCCGTGTCTGGCTTGCCATCCTTCCACTGAAAGTTTCCAATTATCACAGGATTAGGATATAACTCCTCATTGTGTTGAATCTGCTCGTAGATCTTCTGGATGTTAAACAGCGAAGACTTCGTTGAATCACGAAACGCCTCGTCCTCTGTAAATGGGAACTGACGGATGATTTCGTTTAGTTCATAGCTGTTGTTCTGTTGGCCTTTACGCTCATTCTTTAGGAACGTACGTGCTCCAATAGACGTGAACGTGCCGTCTTCCGTCATCACTGGCTGCTCGGGATCTTCAATAATCGGCATACCATATTGGTCAAAAAATCCCTCTAACGCCTCATAAGCTGGAATAAAGATTTTATATAGACCGCTTTTAGTACGTCCGTTCTCGTTGCGATCGTTCGGGTCTGAATCGTAGTATAGATCACGGAACTCACGACCTCCTTTGTCTAGCGGATTCACCGTAGAACCAACCATTGCCTTGCCAATAACTCTTCGTCCAACGAGCAAACAGGTACGGTGGATTCGCCACACTTCGCGTATATCGTTAGGGCTCAACCATTTACCAGCCTCATCAAGAAACAGCATATGGGTCTTACTACCGTCGTATGCGTTGTTCGTAGTATTCTTCCAGTTGATGATGGTATCAAGTGCCTCGCCGCGGTGAGACGTTTTGTTCTTCTTGGTAATCCTCTTTGCGGGCTCCCGGAACGCAAGCTCCATACGCGGGTTGGTGGTACCGTCAAGGATAGGCTTGAGGAAGAATGGGTAGCTTCTGAAGATGGGTACAATCTTTGAGCCAAACACCGCCTCCTGAGCGTCCGTACCAGTCTTGCTCATAATACCCAACAGCTTCTCAGTTACCTGTGAGCCTTCGTCTACCAACGTAGCAGCGCTCATATTGGTATACCCGGAACGTCGACATTTGGTGTATATCTGTCCAAGTGACCGAGGATCAGCCTCGCACGCCGCAAAGTGTGTGAACAGCTTCCTCTGAAAGTCCAAGTATCCTGGGTATCCGATGTCAATCTTACTCCACTGAAGGAACATATAGTGGTGACCCGTGATGTAGGTGGGGGTGCCCTTGTTCATAAACCAAAGGCCCTCCCTCCTTCGGCGGAACTCCTCTTCGATGTACGGGCTCCACTTCTGTTGAAACTCACGAGGTGCCTCGTACCAATCATCCATACTCTGGATTTGCTGTAACTCTCGTGGCATCTCCTCGCGTACCCAACGTTGGTTCACTTCTGGTGAACTTGCGTACAGAATATCCTTTGGCATAGCCGGAAGCTGAATCAGAATAGACTCAATCTCAATGATTGGACCTTCCGACCCGTTGGGACAGATGTTCACCACCTCTTTGCCGTCTATCATCTTCAGCCCAGCCATCACTTCTTAGCCATTCGTTCCGCAAATCCTCCCTTGAAGTCCTTCTCCTCCTCGAAACCACCAGACTCCTGAAGGTCACCAATCAGCTGTTCTAGCTTCTGGCGCTCTACAATGAGTTCCTTACAGGCCAAGGCAGTATCCTTGATGGCCTGAAGCTCTGCCTTGCGAGCAGACCCCGTAAGCTCCGGATCTACGGGCTTGCGAATCTCTTCAGTCATATTCTGGATGGCAGCCTCCATAGCGGAGATAAGGTTCTTCGCTGCCTGAGCAGTCGTGAACTTTACTTCTTTACGCATAGCAGATGATGGATTTGCATACGCCACAGCTTGCGGCCATTGATGTCCATCTCGTAGTCAGCGTCCTTAGCGAAGTATACCACGTCACCAACAGATAGGCCCTCTGACTCCAGCCACTGGCTGCCGTATACGATACGTCCCCAGCGCTTCTCTGGCTCCTTAAACGTAACTAATTCGATAACATCGCTCTTTAGTTCGGGCTCTACATCTACAGGCTCCAAGAATACCCAGTCAGCCACAGCCAAAAGAGTTCCGTCTGGCTTCTCAATCAGGTAGGCTTGGTTAGCGCTACCACCAAAAGGGTCGTAGTTGACGCGGTAGATCTTTTCGTTAGCGTCAACAACTTGATTATCATTGATTGCTACGTGGTGGTGGTGGAACACATAGTCTCCAACCTCCACCTGAGAATCAAACTTCGCAGGAACACCTACAACCTTCGCTTTCATCGTACGATGTTGGAACTCGTTGTACTTAGTATCTACGTAGATTTCGGTCTCTCCGACCTTCATCGTCTCATTGACAGCCGATGGGATATGTACCAAAATATGGTATAGTGGTTTCATATGAATTAAAATAAAAGTTTAGCGCAACTAGAAATTGCAATCGTACTCTACAATCGTAGGCATACCCTCAATAGACTTCCACAGCATAATTCCGTTCTCCTTCTTCAAATAGATAAGATAGCGACGCTCTCCGTGATTATGAAGGTGGGATCCGTCGAGTATGATAGAATCAATCTCTCCGTCTCCAGCCTTTTGACCCACATAGTAGGCCAAGGCTTTTAGCGGGTCAGTTCCCGCAATGATTTTACGAATAAGGTCCATTTCATTTAATTTAGATTTAGCCAGAAGTCAGGATTTGAAGTGTCTCCATCTTCATCGTCATCGTCTTCCTGGTAAGATGTTGCAAGATACAGTAGCAAAGAATTCATCTCTTCCGTAGAGTCAACGTCGATAGTAGATATAGACTCAACCACGTTCTTTCCTTTGTGCTCTCCAGTTACAAGACCTACCGTGCCGATCATCATAAAATCATCGTACACGCCAAGCTCCTTAGCCTTCTCAGCAATCTCTTCAAAGCTGTTCCTCGCAAAGATGAACAGCTCTACACGTGCTTCCTCCTTCGTCATTAGAGTTTGCGGAAGTGGAGTATTGCGTACTGATCAAGCTCAACCGATCCAGATCCGGTCTCTAGTGCAGTAACAGAGATAATATCACCACCGTTCAAGTTCACGAATGTGGACTGAGTGATGAAATGGTCTGTTCCTGAACCAAGAGTTGTTTGGTTGGAATTAACGGTAACCCCATTAACTTGAAAGTTAAACTTAACTTCAACACCAGCGCCACCACTTGACGTTAGTGGTGCGCAAAGCGTAATCTGGTAAACACCTCCATCTTCAAGAAACGTTACTGAGTCATTTGTTCCGCCATATACAGAAGTAAGTTCAAAGTATGATAGAGCATCTCCAATCTTATTAGAATCAGTTGCTCCAGGACCTACGTTTTGAAACTCTAAGTATTGAGGACTAGCTGTTAATGATAAAGCTGTACTGGTGCGAGCAACTAATTCAGGAGCTGACTGATATGCCCCGGGATTAATAAGTCCACTGAGAACAGAATAATCAATACGTCGCCAAGCCGATGCACTAACGTCCCAGATCAGGAATCGGTCTCCGTTAGCGATAGTTCCAATATCCGAAATAGAAGATGGGTTGTCAAGGCGAACCGTTGAGCTTGTGATAGCCAAAGGTAACGTCGCTGTAGTAACAGCACCACCAGAGAAAGCAGCAGCATTCAGCGTACGCTTTACAACCTGGTTCGATGCATTAAGAAACAAAGCATCCGTCTCGGTAGATCCGGTAGAAGGAACCGTAGGAAACTCAAGCGTTCCATTAACGCCAACCTTCGTGGTTCCAATCTGAAGTGCTGTAGTAACTCCGTCGCCAGACTCCACATTCTTAAGCGTAGAGGTAGCAGTATTGGTAGACAGCTTCAGCAATGAAGCGAATGCGTCTTTAACCTTCTGTCCACTAAGTGTTGCCATATGATTTACTTTTGCTACAAAGATACAATTTACTTCATTGGCTAAAAAGTTCAAAAAGAAGGAGGACCTTAAGTTCAGGGACTTCGCCTACCGCGATAATCGTGGTGAACCAACGTACAAATACGTATGGCACGCCGACCGCTTCATCAAGCAACAGTACGGGCTGCTACCGATGCACACGCAGTTCCTCCTTTTTGCCTACGATATTGAGTTCTTTACCATTGAATGGATGGCTAAACAACTGAGCAAGTCGTACAACCAGACCAAAGACTGGTTAACTGTAAAGCTTCGGAAGCGCGGACTTCTCTTCGACTACTTTTCCTCAGAAGATATACACCTGCATAAGGATACGTCTATGTGGTTTCGCCAAGAGAATAAGTGGAACTACCGAAAGCGCTATGCGCTGACCCAGGAAGGTCGAATGATTGCTGATCGATGGAAAGCCATAGCTTCTGGTAAGGAAAAGGTAGAGGTGGCATACCACCCCGACGCTCAGAACAAGGAAATACCCGACAAGTCAGAAGGGCTTCCGGTGCTTGGTAACCTCAAGAAAAGAATAAAGGGGCACGAAGATACCCCTTTAGGAAAGAAACTTATAGCGAAAGCTATTTCGAATGGGATTGATATAAGCGGAATCGTCCCTGCTTCGAAGCCCCGGGATGGGGTTTAAAGCCCCCATCCGGGTCTGGCATCAGGAAATAACGTCCCTTCTCCATCATCCAATGGTGTCCCTTGGGTGCGTCTACCATTATATGTGTTTCTTTCTTCTTGGTTTTCATTTCCGTACAACCTTAAGCTTTCCATCCTTCTCGTATACATTCATACCAGCCTCCTCAGCTTGACGCTTGATGGAATTGTACTTCTGGGTAACAGTCATCTTCTTTTTAGTCTTCATTTCTCAAGCTCGAATATCAAATCGTCGTAGCGATCCTTGTTCTTACGAAGATCAAAGGTCCGATATTTTTCGTAACCGAACTTTTTAGCGTGGGCAGCTAGCTCATCAAACCACTCCACGTGCTGAAGGTCTTCGATGATCAGCTTACCGCCGTCTTTTACCTTCGGCATCCACAGCTCAATGGCGTCCTTCATACTCTCCAGCGTATGTGGTCCGTCGTCGATAATGTAGTCGTAGCTGTTGTCCTCGAAGTTCTTTACAAATCCGCTATCGTATCCATCGAAGATCATTATCTCAATGCGAGGAAACACACGACCAAGACAAGCCTCTCTGTAGTTCTTCAAACACTCAAGAGATACATCGATGCCTGTGATGGTAGCGTTCTTGAACCATTCGTGCCAAAGGATCAAGCTTCCTCCGTTCTGAACTCCAATCTCCAAAATAGCTTTAGCAGCATCTGGATTGATGAACTCCTTCGAGTAGTATCCTTCGATGTAGTCGTGGTAAGAGCCCTTGTCAGTGGTGTGCCATCCGTTTGAGTCTACACAGTACTCGTTGTAGACTTCAGTCATCGATTTCATTTCTTAGTGCGGTTACGGACAGCAGAGATGAATCGCTTCTCCTCGTGGTCCCAGTCCTTGCCGTCGCCATTCCCATAAGTACCAGCCTGGCGGTTCTTCTTATTAAGAAACGCCCTGTACTGTTTACGCTCGCGAGTGGAATGGTACTTTTTATCGTACGCCTTCTTCTTCTCGTAAGACTCCGGGTTCTCGTCGTAGTACTTCTTAGTTTTCATTGCTCAACTTGTTTAACAGTGCGAAGTTGCTCATACCCACAACAGCACGATCCTTGCTTACTCGTTTTACTCCGCGAGGGTTTACTCCTCGCTTTTTTGCTGACTTTGCCATTGCTTGATGATGTAGCTTGTTAAGCTGTTGATTGAGTCGTGAAAGACCACCATATCGTAGATTCCATTGAAGTAATCTATGTAGTGGTCACGAGGAATAGCCGCCCACTGGTCCCGATATGGGTTGTAGTGGAAGACGTACGACATAAGAATTTCGTTCCTCATAAAAATTTTTTTCGCTAGTACTTGCAAAAGTAAAAATCTTTTTCGTACACTTGTAATGAGCAAAGCGCTCAAACCAACTTAAAGACCAATGAAAATGAAAACGACAATCCTTTCAACCCTGCTGGTAGCCAGCCTCTCTCTCTTCGCTCAAGAGCCTCCTAAGTTCCTTGAAGGCTTCAAGTACCAAGTAAAGACCGACGTAACCGAAGACGGAGAAACCTTCGAGTACTACGTCATTACAGACGATGAGTTCAAGGACTTCAAGAAATTCGCAATGAAGTACAAGAAGACTGGAACAGAAATCGAGAAGAACGGCCTGCTATGGGTTTACCGCGAGATCGACGGCTTCGAAGTAATGAGCGCTCGAGGCTTCGGATTCAAACGGTTCGTAATCGTACAAGAATAAGAAAGGGGGCCTGAGCCCCCTTTTTTTATTTGCGCTTCATCAGCTTCGCTAGCGAGCCTCCACCTTTGAGTTGCCAACCCTTGCGGCGAGCTTCTTCCATCGTGAAGTCAGCAGCTTTCTTTCCTAGCTCTACCGAACGAGCCTTTCCTTTCTCGATGGCAGCCTTCGTTTCCGGCTTAAGCTCTCCAGGCTTAACAGCAGGAGCTGGAGCCTTGGTAGACTGAACCGTTACAGAAGGCTTCATAGCACGAGCTTCTGCTGTTTTTGCAGCTTCAGGTGTCATTGCACCAACTGGTCCTTTAGCATCACTCTTGATTTCAGCGCTAGAGATGCCACGAGTTCCTCCCTCAACGCGATTGTAGAAAGCAGGAACAGCAAGAGCCTTGTTGTAAGCTTCTGGGTTCTGCTCCATACGTACGCGCTTATTGATTTCCATCTGGCGACGAGTAAGGTTAGCATTAGCCTCTTGCTTCTTACGTGCTTCCTCGCGGCGAGCTTCGTACTCAGAAGAGACACCCTTCTTAACAACAGCCTTTTTGCCAGCAACTGGCTTTCTCTTTGGGTCCACTGGACCTCCGTTTGCGTATTTCTTAGCTTTCATAATGCAAAGGTATAGATAATTAATCTTCGCTCTCTTCGTAGAAACAAGCCTTGAACTTGAAGCTGGTAGGCATCTTACCCGATGCCTTAACAGCTGCTTCTAGCTGTTTCATTCCTGAGGCCATATCCATAGACTTGATCTCGATCTCCTCGCCGTAAGACTCCATCTTACCGCCCTCGTTGTACTTCTTAGCTTTCATCTTACTTCTTCTTTAGCATCTTGAAGTCAATAGAAGAAATCTTTCCGTCCTTGTTGGCGTCAAGCTTCACCTGACCACCCTTTAGGTACTTCATCATTCCTCCCTTGGAGTACTTCTTCATCATACCACCTTTGCCGTAGTATCCGTCAACGTTCATCTTACCGCCACCCATCATCTTCTTGACGGGCTTCTTGGCTACCATCA